TTTGACCTTCACACCGCAGATTATTGTGGGGAAAAGTTGGTTGAGTATGGCGGCAAGCGGCACAAAGTATTGCGCACCTATGAAAGCAAAAATGGTGATTTTGTTGAGCTTACATTAACCGATCTTTCTGAGCGGGCAAATAATGCCACGGATCCGGAGGTGCCGGAGGAAGGGGGCGGCGAAAATGGCACAGTTTAACACCGTTGGTTTGGAGGCGGCGCAAAAGGAATTTCTCTTAATGACCGAGCGGGCAACAAAAGCCGTGCCACTCGCTTTGGAAGCGGGCGCGGATGTGCTTGTGAAAGCTCAAAAAGAGGAAGCCCAAAAACTCAATATCTCCGGAAGGAGCAAAGGCGCGTTGGTTAGATCCATTAAAGCGGATAAGGTAAAAGGCAACACCATTTCCAAATACACAGAGATTTACCCACATGGGATTGACCGCAGCCACACCAAAAAGGGTGTGCGCAACGCGGAAAAAGGCTTTGTGTTGGAATACGGTAGATCCAATATGCCCGCCCGCCCGTGGATGTCAACCGCCAATGAACGCAGCGCATCAAAGGTGATGGATGCAATGGTAAAGGTATGGGAGGAAACAACGAATGGAAGCGGATAAGGTATTAAATGCGGCATTGAAAGCCTTGGGGCATCCGGTGGCGCGCCTTTACTACAAGGGCAAAGCCGTTTCCACATACTTCACATATCAACTCATTGCGGCAACCCCAACGGCGTTTGCGGATGATGATAACACGGCAACAGAGAGCTTGTGGAGGGTTGACCTCTATTCAAAGGGCAACTATACCGCATTGCTCAAAGACACAATCCAAAGCATCAAGGCAGCGGGTTTTTACGGCGTTAGCATCGAAGCGGAGATTTATGAACAAGAAACAGGATTTTACCATGTGCCTATTGAGGCAAAATTTTTAATGGAGGAATGAAATATGGCAACTATTGGTTTGAGAGATCTTTATATTGCCAAGGTTACGGAGGGCGAAGGTGGCGTGGAAACCTACGGCACCCCCCGCAGACTTGCCAAGGCAATCACGGTTGAAATGACAACGGAAGTTGCGGAGGCAACTTTGTATGCGGATGATGGCGTGGATCAGATCGAGAAGGAGTTTGTAAAGGGTGAAATCTCCATCAACGCCAACGATATCGCAAACGAGGATGCCGCCGAGCTTTTAGGGCAGCAGCAGGATGATGATATGGTTGTGTATGCGGGTGAGGGTGATGATCCCCCCTATTTTGCGGTTGGTTTCCGCGCCCGCAAGAGCGGCGGCAAATACCGCTATATTTGGCTTTACAAAACCAAATTCAAAATCCCCGATGAAACCTTTGAAACCAAGGGTGATAGCATCAATTTCAGCACTCCCACCATCGTTGGCGAGTTTATCAAGCGCAACAAAGATGAAAAGTGGAAGGCTGATTATGTGGGTGTGCCCACGGATGCCGTTGCCTCCAAGTGGTTTACCGAGGTTAGAGAGCCTAACAACACAACCGCAGCTTAACGCGATATAAGAAAGGAGGATGCGGGGGGAGGCGCGCCCTCCCCCTGCTATCAATATATGAGCGCAATTAAGGATGGGCGTTTGCCGATCACTCTTGACAAAGAAAGGCACCTTTTGTTTTCTCTCAATATCCTTGATGAAATGCAGGATAAGTTTGGAGGATACAACAAACTTGCGGAAGCTCTTTCCGGAGCCGATGCAATCAAAAACCTCAAATGGTTACTCACCGCCGTTTTGAATGAGGGCGCGGATGAAGGTGAGGAAGCATTGACGGAAAAGCAGGTGGGCAAGATGGTGCACACCGGAAACCTCATTGATATCAAAAATGCACTTTTCAAAGCCTTCTCCCTTGGCACGGCGGGCACCGCAGAGCCGGAGGATGTGGAGGATGAAGATCCGGAGGAAGATGATCCGGAGGATGAAGGAGAAAAAAACGCGGTGGGCGCGCAGGGTTAATTGACCTTGCGCGCTTGCTTTATATTGGCGTAACCCTTTTACGCTTTTCGGAAAAGGAAGTGTGGAAGAAAACGCCTTATCAAATATCAACGCTCTATAAAATCCATAGGCAATTCAATCCGGATCGGTTTAAGCCGGAGCCTCCGGAGGGTGTGGATGCGATTGATGAAGCCTTGGGAGGGCTTTGATCTCCCGTCAATTTTAATACGCGCTCCAAGCGTAAATCCGCACGCTTGGGGCGCGGATCCCCAAGCGGAGGCGGGAAAAGCCTTTGAATGGGGGTGTTATGATGGCTGATAAAACACAAAATATTAAAACCAAGCTGCTATTTGACGGAGAGCAGGAATATAACCGCGCTTGCAAGGAAATCAATAACTCCCTCAAAGTGCTTGGATCCGAAATGAAAGTTGTATCCGCACAGTATGATAAAAACGATAAAAGCGCGGATGCCTTGCGTGCACGCCAAGAGGTGTTATCCAAAACCTTTGCAGAGCAGAAAAAGAAAGTTACAGAGCAGGAAAAAGCCCTTGCGGAGCTGAAAGCACAGGAAACACAAAATGTTGATGCTATAACCCGTTTTGAAACCGCCTTGAATAAATCCAAAGCGGCGATGATTGGAACGCAAAAGGAGCTTGAACAGATTGCGGAGGATCTTAAAAATAGCGGGGATGGCTTTGATGACCTGCAGGAAAAAGCAGAAAAAGCCTCTGGCGGGATAAGCACCGCCGTTAAGGGCATTGGGGTTGCGGTTGCCGCCATAGGAACGGCGGTTGTTGCGGGCATTGGCTATGCGGTGAATTTTGCCGATGAAGCCAAAGGCGCAATGAATGATTTTGAAGCCGCAACGGGCATTGCAAACGCCGGAGCCAAGGGCTTTGAAGATGCAATGCTCAACATTTACAACGGAAATTATGGGGAAAACTTTGAAGATATTGCCGCTTCAATGGCAACCGTTGCGCAGAGCGCAAAGGATCTTGATCCCTCCAATATAGAGGCAATGACAACCAACGCAATTGTTTTGCGTGATACATTTGGTTACGATATCCAAGAGCAGATGCGCGCCGTTAATATGCTCATGGATCAATTTGGAATATCCGGTGATGAAGCCTTTAACCTTATTGCGCAGGGCGCGCAAAACGGCTTGGATAAGAATGGAGATCTTTTAGATAGCATCAATGAATATTCCGTGCATTTCAAGAGTTTGGGGCTTGATGCGGAGGATATGTTTAATTCCCTTGCCAACGGCGCAGAGAGCGGCACATTTAGCGTGGATAAGTTGGGTGATGCTGTTAAGGAATTTGGCATTAGGGTTAAGGATGGCACCGCAAATGATGCCTTTAAGCAATTGGGGCTTGATGCTGATGCAACCGCCGCAGCTTTCGCAAGGGGCGGTGATGAAGCCTCCGCAGCGTTTGCGGCGGTAACGGATGCTCTCTTTGCCATGGAAGATCCCTTGGCACAAAACGCCTTGGGTGTTCAAATGTTTGGAACGATGTGGGAGGATTTGGGCGCGGAAGGCGTTAAGGCTCTCACAAATCTCAATGGCGAAATAAGCAACACCACGGATGCTTTGGGCGCGATCAATGAGGTTAAATATGATGATCTTGGATCCGCGTTAGGCGGGCTTGGGCGCGTGCTGCAAACAAGTTTTGTGCTCCCGCTTGGCAATGAAGTGTTGCCGTTAATGAATGACTTTGTAAACACTCTCACGCAGGGAGCACGCGAGGCAAACGGCGATGTTGGAAAATTGGCTGATACTTTCGGTGATGCTCTCTCCGAAATGGTGAGCGGCTTAACTGAAATGTTGCCGGAGATCGCAGATTTTGCAACGGAAATTGTGTTGAGCTTGGTGGAGGGGTTGGCAAACAATCTTCCAACCATCGGCACCGCCGCAACGCAAATTATTATCTCCTTGGTGGATGGCTTGATTGGGATGTTGCCAACCGTCATTGAGGGCGCGGCTCAAATCATCATAGGGCTTGCAAACGGTTTGGCAGCAGCATTGCCGCAGCTATTGCCCAAAGTGGTTGAGGTTATCACCGCGATTGTGCAAACCCTCATTGACAATATCCCAATGCTGATTGAGGCGGCTTTGCAACTCATTATGGGGCTTGCAAACGGGCTGATTGAGGCAATAC